TCACCAGATCATCGGCAGTCCGAGGCATTGGCGTGCCCACCGTTCCACCGCCAGATTCTCCTCGTCGTTGCCAAGCAGCAGCAGGAAGCCGGCGTTCTTGCCGAGCGAAGCGGGTTCCAGCTTCTTGATCACGCCACGCTCCTGAAGGAACAGCCAAGCGTTGCTGATGTTCGTCTTGACTGTGTTCTCGCGCTTCTTCATCTCCTTATCGGCATTCTCGCCCATGGACTGCTCCGGCGTGAGCAGAATCATTCCGAATGCGTCGGCTATTGCGCGCCAGCCGAGCGTGTAGTAGCGGCATGGCGCGTTGACCTTGCGCAGCTTCTCAGGCGGCTGGTTGCGTTCGCGGTCCCAGTCGTAGGTCATGGAGCACATGAAGGAGATTGCGAGTTGCGCAGTGGTATAGCAGGTCAGGTTGTCTCCGCGCTTCTTGGCGAGGCGTCCGGTGCGGTTTAGGTCGTAAAGGGCTTGCGTGTTCTGGTATCCCATGTCTTCCATGTCTTTCCCTCCATGCTTTGCCTTAGAATGGTGCATGGAGAATCTAGCCGGTTTTCCGTCGCCCCGATTTGCTCTGGTCAGCGTCGGGGCTTTTTCGTTTATGACTGCATTGTAATTGCACTCGAAAGTAAAAGTCAAATTGCACAGCGGGTAAAATTGCAAAAGAGAAAATAGAGACGTTTGGTGCAATCGCAATTGCACATATATAAGACTCTACAAGTTTTAACATTCTTCTTATAAGGCGCAATGCGCCGAAGGAAGGAAGAATTGGCGCGTTCCAATTCCCCCATCTGTGGTAGCTTGAAGCAGAGTGAAGGAAGGGAAGGCAATGAAAATCAGGTATCTTTTCTGGGCCATCGTCTGCATATGCGCCGCATGGACAGGACTTTTCGGGGACATGGGCGATACGAGCATAGGCACGAGAATCGTCGTCGCTTTAATATTCATCGTTGCGGCCATCTACCTTTTCGGCAAATTCAAGGGCGGCGCCAATACGTCTGAATCGTCTCAGGAAGCCCCATCGGACGCCACGGCAACGCAGACGGCAGAGACGGCCGACACGGAGCGTGGAGACGTCGCGGAAGCCGATTACGACGATTATGTGGCCATCGACATCGAGACCACGGGATTGGGCAGGAGCGCTCGAATCATCGAATTGGGAGCCGTGAGAATCAGGCACGGACGCAAGGTCGCGTCATTCAGTCAGCTCGTCAATCCCCAGATTCCGATACCGGCCAAGGTCACGCAGATAACCGGCATCACCGATCGGGACGTGCGGCACCAGCCCACCATCGACAAGGCATTGCCCAGATTTTACGCTTTCTGTGGGCGTGACACTTGGATCGGCCACAATATCCGGCGCTTCGACATTCCAGTGATCGCGAGGGAAGCGCAGAGGGTCGGTGCCGGAATGCCGGACGTGAACTTTTATGACACGATGGAATTATCCCAGGCATTGCTGCCGCAGCTCGACCATCATCGCGTGCTCGACCTCATCCGCTATTTCGGCATCGCCAAGACGGAGCGTCATAGGGCCGCCGACGACGCGGCACAGACGGCACAGGTATTCGAGCGCCTGAAGCAGATATAAGTCTTTATAAAGACTTATAAAGCAATCTAGGCGCATATAAGAAAAGCCCCACAAATGTGGGGCAAATGGAAGAGAGCGTCACTGCTTGGTGAACGTGCCGCAATTCTGGAGCTTGAACTGCTGCCCATCGCTCACCGTCACCTGCGGATAGCCGCCACCAGGAATATCGTTCTGCACGATGTCGTCGCCTACGGAGATCTCCCAGTAACAGCGGTCCGTCACGGAATTGTTTGCGCGATACGTTCCGGCGTCGATGTCCTTGCCGACCTGCCACACGCCATCGGAGGCGCTGGTCCTCTTGGCGTTGTCGACCTGACCGGTCAACGATTCGATTTGCGCCTGCAAATTGTCCCGCGTGGCCTCCATCTTCTTTATGTCGGCCTTCATGCCGTCAGCCTTGTCTATCGTCTCCGTCGCAGTGTCGTAATCATCCGACAGTGAGTTGTATTCGTCCACAAGCTTGTTGTATTCGTCTATCAGCTTCGAATAGTCGGCATTGTCGGCTTCGATCGTCTCGGCGGCTTCCTTGACCGCGGCGGAATGGACGCTGGCGGCATAGGTGGCCGCTCCGACGGCCAACGCCACTGCGCATACGGCGGCGATGCCGGAGCAGACCGCCGACTTCACTTTCACGTCCTTGCCGAGCCATGCCTTGAGCTTGACCAGCATCGCATTGTTCTGTCTGATTTTCATTGGTTCCTTCTCTCTTTCCGCCAAACAAGGGGGATTGTAGCCGATTCTACGCCGATGCGAGCGTGCTCCGGTAGTCTTCGAGGACTTGTGTCGTTATGTCGAGTTCGTCCGCGATCTGCCATTCGTACTCGTACATGCGTTCGAGCAGTGCGAGTTCGGTTGGATTGACGAGCGTGAGGGCGGTTTGCGTTCTGGTACGTCGTTCCTGCTTCGAGCAATCGTTCAAACAGCCGGTGTCGCCATGCCGCCAGTGCAGCAGCTCGTGCACCAAAGTGCAGCGCTTCGCCGTGTACGTGAGTCTGCGATCAATCAGGATGACGTGGGTTTCGTCGTCGTAGCAGCCCCATAGTCCGTCCGGCAGGATGGCGCTGGACACGGTGACGGGCAGGCCGATGATGGCGCGGCGCATGGCTCCGTATGTCATGCGCCGGTCGATCGGCAGGTCAGGCAGGCTCGTCGTAATCCGGCCCAGCCTCTCCATTGATGGCCTCCTGCTTGCCCGGCGCATCATACGCAGCCAACGTCAAGCCGGCCCGCGCCTTCGCCTCGGTTTCCTCGATTGCGTGGCGTTGCGAGTCGATCACTATATCACCTGGCGATACGCCGGTGACTTCGCTGATGCGCTCAAGGTCGCCCAAGGTCAGTGGGCGGCTGAGGTTCGCGTGTTTGTACCAGTAGTCGCGGCTGAAACCGCAAGCTTTGGCGAATTCTGCGACCGTCATGCCGCTTTTCTTTTGCAGTCTGACGCACTCGCGCATGATCTGCGTGGCTAGTGGCGTCATCTCGTTTGCTTTACTTCCCATAACTCCAGTATAGCCAATTAAATACCTTTTTGTGTGCGAATTGTGAAGATGTAAGTAATTGAATACACAAATGTAGTCAATTAAATACACTGAGAGGTGTCGAAAGGAAAACCGAGATGTTGAGCACCAAGAAGACCAAGACCCCCGACCACTACCCATGCGGCCACATGCGCGGCCCCGGCTGGCACGACTGGCGCGCCTGCCTCACCAAACAGGGAATCGAGGAGGATGAATGGCCGGTCTGACGGAAACAGCCAGCAGAAACCTCAAAGCCGAACTCGCCAGACGCAGTAAGACGCGCGCCGACCTTGCAAACGCTTGGGGATGCACCCTCAAGACCGTCGACCAACGGCTCAACGGAAGCATCTCGATGACCATCAAGGAAATCGAAGAAGTCGCACCGGTCTTCGGCATGGATTCCATACAGCTGCTCATGCTCCTCATCCAGCCGATTGACAGCATCAAACAATTCAAAGCCTAAGGAAACCGAACATGAGCCAGTTGCTTAACCCGCCGGCACCACCGGAATCGAGGAAAACCATGAAACCAAGAATCGAACTCATCGGCACCACAGGCTACGCCATCCGCATCCAGGAAGACAAGAGCGGCCAACTCATCGAACTCCACGCGGACGGCGAGGAAGTCCTTGCGGACATCCCCGAAAGCACCCTCGACAACTTCGCCTACAGCCTCAACGACGCCCTAGGGAACATGCGATGAGCCAATCATTCGAACTGCGAATCATCGAGGACGGCACGCACAGCAGCGACCACAGCTGCCTCATCGGACTCAGATTCGACATGGCAGACGGATACCAGGAACACATGCTCAACAAAACCGACCTCATGAACCTCCGCCGCGAAATCGGACGAACACTCAAGGAACTCAACCAGAAGAAGGACAAGAAATGAACATCTTCCAACAGCGAGAAAAAATCATCGAAGACCTCATCACGGCATGCAAGGACTACGACGAAGAGAAAACCAACCACCTGCTCAACCAACTCACGGAACTCGACAAGTCAGCCGAACAGAAGCCACTGCCTGAAGAACCGAAGGAGCGGGGCTTCTATGTCACCGCGAATGATGGTCGGCTCCTGCTTAAGGACGACGATGATGACTGGTCGGCGCGCGCACGGGATAACTCGGCTAATCCCATCTGGAATGGCAATAGACAGTATGTGAAGTGGCCGACTGTCTGCGAAACGCTCCCGCCTGAAGCCTTCCCACTCAAGCGAGTGAACACTGGGAGCGACGATGACTGACCATGATTACTGGCTTGAAGACATGCAAGCAATGAAGAAGCGGCGGAAGCCGAACTACACGCGCCGCCGCATCAAATTCGCCCTCGCGGTGGTCGCCCTCATCGTCACATCCACACTCATGCTCACCTGGCATGGCGGCAGCACCACCGCCGCGCTCATGGTGGAAGGCGTGTACATCGCCACCGCATTGTGGCTGATCGTCAGATTCGCGCCACGCGACTAA